GGCAGCGGAGTTGCACTGCCCTTTCGACCCAGAGGGGCCGGAAGTTGGACTCCGCTTGGGATTTGATCCCTGTCCCCTGCCTATGTGGCAGGGACCCATCGGCGAGTTAATGCAACTGCGCCGAACAGTGCAGATCGCTCAAGCTTTTGGCGATCCACTTTCGTGGCCATAGTTGGATCCATGGCCCTTAGATCGTGGAGGCTTTTTGCGAGAGCAGAGTATCCGTCTATCATGTCACTGCGATAGACTGGCCTAGGTGCCAGCGCCATAACTTCGAAGCGCTGAAATCTACGGTTCCATCTTTCGACAGACCGATAACCTAGAAAGGATACTCTTCCAAGTCCTTCGCTATCACTTCCAACATAGGGCAGACGTCCTATGATTCGCTCAAGTTGGTTAAACATGAGCGTAGCCGTGTGCCAATAACCTTTCATATAGAAAGAATTGGCCGTGGCGACCCAGGAAATGACCTCAGAAGCTTGGTGCCAGTCCTCAGGACATCTCTTACGGAGATATACGGGTGTTACCTCGTAACCTCTATAAGCGTCAACTCCGCATGATTCTCGAAAGCTTCCGCTGACGAAAGTTTTGCTGGAGTTCACCTTGCAATTGTATTTATGCAGGTGAGCGAGAACTGTAGTCGCCTGGTCCGTGGGGACAATTATATCATCCCCATAGACGTAGATCCTTTTACAAACCTTTTCCAGGCTCGCAAAGGACACTGGAAGGTGCTGTTCCTTCAATAGGGCAACTACACATATAGTGTAGAAATACATTGCCTCTATCGGGAAACAGAGAGCACTACCCATCGATGCAAATTTACGAAGTGGCCCAATTACGGTACCACTAGGCAACCTTGCATGCGTCGAGCGACATGACATGATCGCGTCCCGAAGATCGGGATTCGATTCGAACATGCGCATAGCGAGGTCGAGCGGAACTCGATCACTCGCGTCAGAGAGGTCGATAGTCGCGAGACTACCGTCCTCCGACGACTTCATAGCCTGCAGCTGATTAACAGATTGATCAGAGAAATTAATCTGACCACCCATTAACGCAGAAGATTCG